CAAGTGGTTCATCTTCTATATTTACAGGGATAATTGTTGGTTGATACTTAGTTTGCGCCGCGAGCCCAATAAGCATATTGACCTTAGGCATTATCTCATTATGTACAGTAATAGGCCTCCGCTGTGCACGAAGTGCCATAACTGTCTCAGCAGAATCTTGATCCCCGGCGTAAAAACGATAGTCCTCATCAGCGTTACTTCTCCACTCTGTTTCAGTAGTAGAGCGTTCAGCTTCAAATAACCAGTCTTTAACTTTAGACAACTCCAAATCATCATTGGAATCTATAGATTGTTGTTGTGTTCGTTCTGCGGGCATAGTATTCCTTAACTACACATCCAAGCATCGTTTTGAAAAAGACTCTGTTGTCGTGGGCGACTAGCGCTAAATCTTTTTATCTTCTCTTTATTCTTCAGTTTCCACATAGCCTGCGCCATGTTAATAAGATATTCACTAATACAAAGCGCATCGGCGATATTCGGACTTTTAACCCCGCGCGCCTTCATGTCTCGTTTAGATTCAATCTTAATCGCGCCATTATTATCTTCATGATATCGAACCATAGAAAGTTCATTTGCAAGTTCTTGGCCAAGATTGATATCTATTCCATCTCTTCTTGTCATCTGATCAGGAAAAGAATACTTCCCGTGCATACAGTTATATCTAACAGCATCCCAAAGTTGATCTCTTAAACGATGATGTTTTCTATTATCCGTCGCCGCCTCAGCAACATTAACTCCGAAAGCATGCCTTGGACCAAGTCCTCTAGGATCATGAATAAGCCAGTCAATAACACCACCACCCACTCCAATTGAATCAACCCCAACTGTGCTAGCATCAAGGTCATTGTAAGTAGCAACGATACGATTAGCAAGGAAAATAGTATGCATCTCAGCAAACTGTTCCCACGGATAAATCTTAAATCCTCGCCGTGGCAAAATAATAGATTTATCATCTCCCTCTCTTGCAACATCAACGCTGAGTGTAAGAGGCCATTCCTCATCGACTTCAACCTCGTTTCCAACACAGCTCATTCCCCACGAAAGAGGAATAAATGAATTAGCATCATCAATAGGAGGTTCACCCGCAACGCGGATTCTAAAGACATTAGATTCCAATCCATACTTATCAATAAAGTACTGAACCATTTCTTTGGTTACATTAGTTGATTTTCTCGAATCCCAATGAAACTTCTTCCATTTTTTAGAGATCTCAGGATGAAAATGACTTTCATAAAAATAACCTGTTGACCTTGTAGGATTTCCAATAAGAAGAACCCTATTATCTTCTTGTGTCAACGCACCTTCTAACGGAACAAAAATAGGATCAGCTACACCAGAAGCTTCATCTACTACTATTAAAAGATGATCAGAATGGAATCCCGCGAGAGTCTCAGCTTGATCTTCCTTAGATGCTTTAACAGATGGACTAACAGCTCTAATCCAATACTCTTTTGGAGCGTCACGATGAAAAATTTTATCGCTTTGAATTACAAACTCATCTGCGAGAACACTTTTTCTTAGCCACTTTGAAAGCTCACTCCATAAAATATCACTTAATTGTCTATTTGTTGGCGCAGTGCATACAACCTTTGCGTAAGGCCTTGTACACATAAACCAAAGAATTATCCATGCAGAGCTAGCCGATTTTCCTGCGCCGTGCCCAGATCTAACAGTAATTCTTTTATTTTTAGCTACCTCAAAAAGAAGTTCTGCTTGTTGATTACTTGGAGTAACACCAAGACATTCCGTAGCAAAAAGAAGTGCACTAGATTTCCAGTCCTTTAATTTACTAAGTACAAACTGATTCATAATTCAAGACCATTTCTAACTAAATCTTCTTCAAGTATAAATTCGCCTATACTTTCTACGGCTTCTTTATAAGCGTAATACGCATCTTTTGCCAGTTTAAATTGACCTAAAAACTTAGCTTTCGCCTTTATTCTTATTGATGCTCTGTATTTTCCAGAATACTTATCAAAACATACTCCAGGATACTGTGATGTTTGCTTAATGTGTAGGTTTTGTGAGTTTTGTCTTTTTGTTATCACTCTTAAATTACTAGCTAAATTATTTAATCCATCTCCGTCTATGTGATCTACAACGTAACCACTTATAGGAGTTCCAACTACCAAATACTGCATAAACATACAATACTGCTTGCAAAATCGTGTTCTTGCATAACAAGTATTACCTATTTTTTGAGCGCTCCAATTGTACCGCAAAGCCTCATCAGCAATTCTATCGTCTATTTTTGTTACTCTGTTTTGTGTTAAGTATACATGTATCATATTACCTCCTGTAGTAATATCCTGAATTAAACCTGGAAGGAAGTCAGGAAACTTCTTTTCGAGCGGCCGGCTCTATCCAGGAATTTAGTTTTATTTACTAAAGAAATCCTCAGCAGCTTGCTCTTCACGTCTTTTATTCAACAAGAAATTATCATAAGTCCCACTAATAGCATCCACAACTTTCCTCGCCACCGGCTCCCCAACAGCTTGCGCAACATCATGACCCATAAGCAACAAACCAGGCTTATCCACCCAGTTCAAAACATTCTTATAATCTTCCCAATTCGCCTTTTCTCCAACTTCCGTCTGAGAAACAATCTTCTTCGCACTTTTTCCAACCTTAGAGACTTCGTCTCCTACAAACTTCTTAATCCCAGCCTGCGCAGCAGGAAGTCCAGGGGCAATCGCACCAAGTGCAATCTTCGCAGTTTCCCATATTCCCTTCGGCGTTTTAATCCAGTCTTTTGCATCGGCGTTTTTAACGGTATTGTATAATCTACCATTATCCGTCAGCATCTTTTCAAGTTCAGGATTCTTTTCAATAGCCGAATCAAGTATCCGAGCTTCAGGAATATCTTTTCTATCAACCCCACGTTTCTCAGCTTTGACCACGGCGTCATAAAGTTCGAAATTATTTCGTAACCTCGGATTAGTTTTGTTCAGTCCCCAAGGAACATCCTTACCATCCCAAATCCCCGGCTTAGCAAAGGCATCAGCTTCATACGTTCCACGTTTAAAATCCCTTAGAACATCGCCGGCATTTTCTCTCGCAGCGTTTTCAGCATGTTGTACAAGTTCATCACCCTTAATCCCATAACCCAACAGTTCATCAAGAGATTTTCCTACTCTCTTATCATATAAACCAGCAGCTTTGTCCAGCGCGTCATCCCAAGTAATTCCCCTCGCGTCACCTATCGTAGTCCGCTCCAACGGATCACCCGCAAGGCTTCCGCCTCTATAGTACTTAGTCCCAGGCAATCTATCATAAGCATAAACATCCGTTTCTCCACCCGCGAATTTCCCAGCGCTTTTCGCCACGTTATCCCAAGGAGTCGCATGAACAAACCTTTCACCGCCCTCAGTTTCTGGAATACCGCCTTTCGGAATCCCACGAAGTAATGTGTCTGGCTCAGCCGGGCGCACCGCGCGGTTTTCAAGAAAGTCAATAATTGACTTTTCTACGTTCGACGTGTTTGGTGAAGGGACTTTGCCTCGAAGTGCCGCTTCTCCTTCTTGAGGATTTTGCATGTCATACGCAGTTAATCCCGCGCCGAATGTAAGGGGTGTCGCAAGATACTTTCCACTTTTTCTCAAAGAATCATAGATTTGTTTTCCTTTTTCAGGAAAAAGTTCTCTATAGTTTCTAAAAGCATCTTTAGTTGCGGAGCTAAATACATCTTTAAACGCGTCGTAGTTGCGAAGATTTTTGTAGTCTTTGTTAAGAAGTCCTGATTCAAAGTATTCCCCGACTTCGTTAGCTGCAACTTCATCTGGAAGATTTTTATAAGTGTCGAATATCTCTTGAAGATATCCTTTAAACGCAGGATTGTTTTTTACTTCGTCACTGGAAATTTGAGAAGCCTTAAAAGGCGCGCCGCGGACTAAGTCATGATACTCTTTTTGAAGTTCTTTCCCGGCGTCTAAACTAAAAAGTGTTGATTTGTCATAGTCATCTCTAAATTTCAAAACATCTTGAGAACCATGTGCACCTATTTCGTGAGCAGGGGTTGTACGTTTTACCGTAGCGGGATTATATCCTACTTCCCCGCCACCAAAGCCACGACTGTTTTGGTAGTGTCCTTTTTTATGTAAAGATGGGTCTATAAGAGTAAACTTTGGGTTAACGCCAGAAAGGACTTCGTCAGGAAGAACAGCTTGAGCAACGCGGGTTTGATTAAATCTTTCAGGAGTTATGTCATAGACATAAGGGCTATTAAGTCCTGTATTTATTAAACGTCTATCGTACTCGTTTGGAACAGCGGAATTTAATCCTAAAGCTTTTAAAGGATCCTTCGTTGCCCATTTAAGAACATTCTCTTTAGATTCCTCTGGAATTTTTGACCACTCGGGGCCGGCAAGTTTTCTAAGGAATTTGAGCGTGGCATCTTTAGGAAAGGAGGCAGATTCGCCTTCTTCTGGAAGTAAAGGTGTAGCAAGTGCAGCAGCACCGCCAACCATCAAAGCTTTTTTAAGAAGATCACTCAAATATTAAAGCCTCGGAAGATCGTTGTCAGTAATTTCAAAATCGTTATAACTTGAAACAGGAACAGGCTCCTCGCAAGCGAGTTGTTCTTTTTCTAAGTGCACTAAGTAAGAAACCAAGCCTTTAATTTCAGAAGGTTTTCCTTCAGTAACAAGTTCTTTTTCTTTCAGAATCTTATAACAAAGGACAAGGTCTCGAAGAGGGGCTTCTTCTATCTTGTCCGGGGTAATGCTTTCTAATATTTTAGCCTGAAGTTCAGTCAATTGAAGAGATTGCAGACTTCTATATTGAAGGAGAAGACCTTGTCTTTCCTGTATTTTTGCGATTCTATTTGAAAGTGTAGGTGTAGAAATACCAAGTTCGTTGGCGATTTCTTTCCTCGGAACGTGGTTGAAGAGCTTGTCGAGTAACTCCTCTTGATCTACTTGTTTTGCTTTGTGCTCGCCCATTTAATTAGCCCACACGCTCTTTCCAGCTTTTTGTCTCATTATAGCATGTTGAATCGCGGATTCTATCACATCACGGCCAATAGGCCGCTTGCCTGAAAGCAAACTATTCAATTGCTCAGTATTTAAAGTCGGAACAATAGTTGGGATCTCTGTCTCTTTCCCACCAAGATTCACTCCGATTCCAAGCTCCGTTGCTACTGACCCATCATCTGCGGTGGGAAGAGGCCCGAAGTAACCCTGGCCTTTTACAGTCCCATCTTCACGGATGTAATTTTGTCTTGGACCCGGCGGAAGCGCAAGTTGTTCTTGGTCTAATTTCTTAGATAGAGGAAATCTTTTAAGATAACTTTCTATTAACTGTTCCAAATTTTATCTTGCCCTTTTTATAACATTTTCCAACGAGTCTTTATTCAACGCTCCACTATTATATAAATTCGCAAAGCGGTTAGAGAATAATTCATCCGCGTATGTTCCAGTCGGCATACCAGGTTTCTTTCCTTTGTTATTTATAACATGCCCCATCTCATGCGCCGCAGCAAAATCAGGATCTATTTTGTGATCCTTACCGATGTTTCCTACATAAATAACCGGAACTTGTTTATTGTTATAACTGTATGTTAATCCAGCTGTTGATCTGCCGCCAAGATCTTCTGGGCTGTTAAGCTGATTAACAAGTAATGGCTTAATTCCCGCGCCGGTAGAATAGTCTTTTACCTTAGCAAGCATATTTATTATTTTGTTAGTATCTTTTGATATATTATTTACTGCCAATTGCTCTGGAACCCCAGCAGATATATCCTGTGTAATAGCATCATGTGCTTGCTGTTGTAACGCAGTTGCTAAAAGATCAAAATCAGGATAGTTTATTTCTCCTGTTTCGTTTTCTGTAAGTCTTTTTAGGGTTTCTTTTAAATCCATAATTTCTCTTAGAAAAGTCGGGAAGGGCCAAGTGTTTGACCCTCCCTTA